AGAACAACAACGCCTCTGGAAGCGTGACCGTGGAAATCGTCCGTGGCGGTCGGGTCGTTGCATCCAACACCTCGTATGGTGGCTACACCATTGCGACAGTATCGGGCAGATATTAACCTCATAACCAATGCTTAACCCCGAATTTACCTTTTCACCAACTTGGTGGAGGCTCTCCCGGCTTGGGAAAGAGCCAAACCTCATCCGCATTGCGGCCTTGGACTTCTTCTGCGATTACACCGCAAACGAAGGCAAGATGAGCGTAAACGAAGCCCTGACCATCCTCGGAGAACCGGTTTTGGAAGCCTTAATCGGTAACGAAACGCTCGTTGTGGATGGCGAAAACATCCGCATCCCCTACCTTGATTCGCAGAAAAAAACCAAAATTGAGCAAATAAGATTATATATAGATAATTATAAAGATATAGATAACTATATTACTATCAGAGGGAGAGATAAGATAGATAGGGATGATAGAGGGGGTATGGGGGAGAAAGAAGGGAAAGAAAGAAAAGAGAGGGAGACAACCCTGGAGGGTAGAAAGCGCAGAGGCTCCATCTACGACCACGACCAAATGCTCCAAATGTTTGAAGGCTTTTGGGAATACTACGACAAGAAGGTCGGCAAGGACAAAGCGATGGTCGCTTGGTTCAAACTCACGGACGAGGAGGTGGAGAAAATCAGAAATACCCTTCCCGCTTATTTAGAGGCTCACCACGAGAAGAAGTACCGCAAAGACCCCGTAAGATACCTTTCGCATAAAGCGTTCAATGACGAGCCTGTAAATGCGTCAGAGAGGCATTCACAATTTAACCAACCCAAAACCTATGAATCAACCCCAATCAAGCATTACGCCCCTGAGTCCGGAATTGTACGCTGAGTACCAGGATCGGATGCTCGGCATCCTCATCTGCGAAATCCTCAAGCCGGGAGATATCGTCCTGCAACTGCGGGAGGAATACTTTGAGGAAGGCAAGCGCAGAAATGTCTTTCGGGCCATTCGTGAACTTCGCAAGGAGGAGGTTCCCATCAACACGCTGACCGTCCACCAGAAGTGCAAGGCTCTCAACTTTGGCATTGACCCGGTGTACCTGGCCACCATTGACAACGGCCTTTACACGGCAGACGGGTGGAAGCACTACCGCTTTGAGTTGCATCAGCGGTTCGTGCAGAGTCGCATCCACGAAATCAAAGTGGAGTTCTTGAAGCACCAGGATGTGGACAAGCTCTACAACGAGATGCAGGAGATTCGCTCTCTTGACCCCGATCCGATTGCTACGGAGGCCCACGAATTGCTTGTGGGCTATATGATGGAATTGGACTCCATCCTTTCGGGTCGGAAGCCAAGCCGCATCACGCCCACCTACCATCCGAACACCGACCGCCTTATCACCGGTTTCAAGCCATCGGAGTTCATCATTTTGGGAGGCAGACCTGCGATGGGGAAGACCACCCTTGCGGTGCAGTACGCCTTGAACCAAGCCCTTGCCGGGCGAGCGGTGGCCTTCTTCACGATGGAGATGTCCACCGACCAATTAATGACCCGACTTGTCAGCAACCTTTCGGACATTGATGGCGAAGCGTTCTTGGATGCGCAAAACCGCATAACCCCGCAGGACTTTCAGCAGATGGGCATTGCGGTGGACAAGGTGAAGAATGCGCCCCTGCACATCGTGGACATCCCTGGGGCCGACCCCGGAAGGATTGAGTTGGAGTTAATGAAGCTCATCAAAACCCACAAGATTGAGGGGGCGTACATTGACTACCTTCAGTTGATTTCGGCCCTGCCCGAAGACCGTAGCAAAGCGAGGATTGAGCAGGTCACGAACATCTCCAAGTACATCAAGGCGATATGTAAGAGGCTGAATATATGGCTCTGCGTGGTGTCTTCGTTGTCGCGGAATGTGGAGCAGAGGGAAAGCAAGAGGCCCAAGATGAGCGATTTGCGTGAAACGGGGCAGTTGGAGTTTGATGCCGACAAGATTCTGTTCGTGTTTAGGCCGTCCGAGTATATGGATGATTCGGATTACAACAAAGACGAGTTGAGGGATGTTATGGAGATTCTATTTCGCAAGAACAGGAATGGGAGCATCGGTACTGCGATGGCTAAAGTTCAATTACAATACACAAAAGTGTTGGAATTTAGCGGAGATATCCCTACCTTTGAGGAGAAGATTGCAACCAAAAAAGCCCCATTCTAATGAAATACGCAGGAGAATGCCCGAAATGTGGCCTTGTGGCCCACGAGGCAGACCAAAAGACCCTTGACCTCAAAGGCGGCCCATTCTGCCCCTACTGTGGAAGGCTCGTTTTGGTTCTGAAAACGGATAAAAAGAAGAAGAAATAGAAATGGAACACAAAGTTGGCTTGATTGAAAACAAGATGGTGGAGAACATCATCTCGGTGGTTGCGTCCTACTTCGGCATCACTCCAGAAGAGTTGCAGAAGAAGACTCGCAGGGCCAACATCGTCCACGCCCGGCAGATCTGCACCTTCCTCATCCGCAAGTACACGAATGTCAGCAAGTACGCTCTTGGTCGCGTCTATTTCAACCAAGACCATAGCACCGTTATTCATTCGCTCCGGCTGATTGAAGAAGAGCAGGCTATCAACGCCCGTGGAACGAGCCGAGACTTAGAGAACCTCAGCGACATCATTGAGGGCAAAGCACCGGCATTCAAGGCGAAGGTCAAGACCAAGTTCTGCGTTTTGGTTCGGTGCGAGGATATGAAGGACGAGTATTATGGCTTTTGGGACAACTCGGACGAAGCCAATGTCTGCCTCCAGGATAGAATCAAGTCGCTTGTCGGTAAGAAGAAAGACCGATGTGTTGAGAGTACGATGATCAAAGTGAAGATGATTAACAATGCCTAAACCCAAATCAACCCCCTTAGAGCTATTTATGGATTGGCTATCCAACCAACCCGGCTTGGTGCTGAAGACCGTAGTAATGAAGAAGGCTGACAAACTTCATCAGCGCGAGGAACTCAATCACTTGAAGGCCGCCTATGCAGAAGGGTACGACAACTACTCGCACCCCAAGAATTACACGATTGACGCTTCCGAATGGTATGCCCGGAAGTACAAGCGTTCCGAAAAAATTGGCTGCCGAAAACCTAAACCTTTCTACAAACCCAAAGAAAATGTCACAACAAAACCCACCAAAAGTTTACGCAAAAGGGATTTACGTTAACAAGAAGATTATCGCAGGCAAGGAGCTTGTTGAACTCTCTTTTAATGCAGACCAATTCGCTGCCTGGCTTCAGGAACACAAAGACGATAAGGGCTATGTCCGAGTCGCTTGTTGGCCGAAGCGTGAAGCGGATAAGTACGGCACTCACAATGCCGAGTTGAATACCTGGAGACCTACCCCAAAGGCAGATGTTCAGGAGACCAAAGATGACCTCCCATTCTAATGGGGTCAGTCTTTAAATGGCCGACCATCCTTTGCGGATTGTTGTGCGTTGCGAAGCTCATCAGCCCTACGATTATTTCGTGGGGTTGGTGCTTTGCTCCCTTATGGATTACGCTGATGTTCGTCTTTGTCGTGTTCATCGTCATCCTGCTGACCTCGTTCTTCATCAAGCCAAAACACCTAACCAATTAACCCACGAACCAATGAAATGGATAATACCACAACTTCAAATGCCAAAGGACGGGGAACCCGTGCTAATTACTGACAGGGAAGGATTGCAAGTCGTTGCTTGGTGGAACGAACACGACCAAGCGTGGCATTCCGAGAACCGCATTTGGTTCCCCCCTGATGTACTTATATGGATGCCTATACCCGAACCCCATAAACCCTAACCCTATGCCCTGGATACGCCCCCAAGACCAAATGCCCGAATCCTGCACGAATGTACTGATTACCGATGATGAAGGACTGCAAATTATTGCTTGGTATATTGCCGCAGACAATATGTGGTACTCCGAGAATCATTCTTGGTTTACCCACGAAATACGATATTGGATGCCCATCCCCGAAATCGTTTAAGCCCATAACCTTAAAGTAATGGGAATAAAAGAAAAATACAGGGTTACAAGCATTCAACCATATTTAACTCACGAATGGTTATTAAAAAAGCATTACGCCAAGAGATTGCCGAGTATTAGTTATGCGTTTGGACTGTACGATGAATTAATATTAGTTGGAGTTTTAACGATAGGAAAACCAGCAAGCCCTTTTTTATGTGATGGGGTGTGTGGGAAACACTTTACCGAATATGTTTATGAACTAAATCGCCTTTGTGTGCAAGATGGGATGGAAAAAAATGTTTTGAGTTACTTTGTCGCAAGTTGCCTTAAAATCATAAAAGACAATTTAATAATCGTTAGTTATGCTGATACGGCTATGGGCCACCATGGGTATATTTATCAAGCAACTAATTGGGTTTACACAGGAGCAACCAAAGAACGAACCGACATAGGTCAAGAAGACGGGACTCATAGTCGGCACTACAACAAAGAAATTGATAAAAAGGCAAACAGGAAATTTAGAAGTAGCAAACACCGATACATATTTTTTGTTGGCAAGATGTCTAATGCGTTTTCAAAATCACTAAAATACAAAATACATCCTTACCCAAAAGGGCAAAATAGTAGGTATGATGCGAGTTATATGCCAAGCGTCCAAACGCAATTATTTTAACCATTACCCCCAACCCCCACCCCCCATAGCCCGTGAAAGAGCATTTCCAACCGATTGATGTGCTGACCCTCCTGCAAGAGTTCGTCTTGCAGAAGCATCTATCCAAGCCGACCTTTGACAAGATGAATGCTTACGCCCAAAAGAAGTGCCTTTTCTACTCCGAGAAAGTACACGAGGATGTTTCCGATCTTGCAGAAAGGCTCTACGAAATTGCAGAGTTAAACGACTTCAATGCCTGCTAAATGCCCAAGCCCCAAGGTTCGCGAACCATTAGAATACGACCTCCAAAAGAGCGTTTGTCAATACCTGCGCCTCCAATACCCGGAACTGATATTCACTTCAGACCTGTCGGGCATACGGATGCCGATGGGCCTTGCGGTTAAGACCTCCAAACTCCGCTCCTCCAGGGCCATCCCCGACCTGCTCATCTTTGAGGCACGGAATGGCTATCACGGCTTGTTCATTGAGTTGAAGCGACCGGGTGTCAAGTTCTTCAAGAAGGACGGCATCACCCCGGCAACCGAACACTTTGCCGAGCAATGGGAGATGGTCAAACGGCTGAACGCCAAAGGCTATCTCTCCGCAGTCGCTGACTCTTACGAGAAAGCCGTTGCCCTGATTGACTCATATCTTTCCACAAATAAGTAACTTTGCCCTATGCGTAAAAAAATCCTCATCAAAAAAGGCGAGAATTGGGCCGAGAACGACCCGATGCTTCCCACAATGGGAACAGTTTGGAAGAGGGAATACGAGTTCACGGAGTCGTGCCTTTACAAGAA